GCAGTGCTGTTTCCACTTTTCGCGTGCTTTTAATATCTCCGCTTTCGTAGCCATGCGTTAAAAACTTTCTTTTAGCTTTTCGGAAATGAAAAGGTCGTGATAATGGTTGATTGTTTTGAGTAGTTCCGGGGTGACATTGGGGTCGAAGCTCATGCGGTATTGCAACCACTTGCTGAAAGCCATAAAAACCTCAATGACATCAACGACTGAGGTTTTTTTGTCAAGACGTTCGACGGTGGCGGCGAACTTGACCAGTTTGTCGGCACTTGCGGCGGTTTTCTCCGGGCTGGGGTCTGTTGCCAAATCTTCAAGTAGCACGTTTATACTGTTAAGTATCTTATTGACCAGCTCCGGGCGTGTGATATTGGCAGCGGCCCTGGCCTGTTCCCAGCCGCCGTCGGCGACCCATTTTGTAACCGTCTGGGCGGACACCCCGACCTTTTCTGCAATGGATTTTTGCGGTTCCCCCTGCATATAGAGCAGTCGGGCGTGTTCCCGCTGCTGTTCACGCTCTTTTTTAGTAGCCATTCATAAAAAAACAAAAATTAGATGCAGCGCACCCACTGCGGGCACGCTTTCACGGTGCAAAATTGGCTTAAAAAAGCATCACAATAAAAAAGAGTGTAAATCTTTTACACTCTTTTTGTTAGGCTTGCAAACTATCCTCAACTTTGCAGTGCTGAACGACTTAAAAGCCATATCGCGGCGTAGAGCAGTGGTAGCTCGCCGGGCTCATTCCCCGGAGGTCGCAGGTTCGACCCCTGCCGCCGCAACAACAAGGTAAAAAAGATTGAATAAGTGAAGCCCGGACGCGGCGGACACACCCACCTCCACCCACCATCGCGCCGCCGCGTTCCCGGCTTTTTTAACAAGACAATGAAAGAAGTTATAATATCCACCGAGGCCGTGAACAGTTACGGCAGCCGTGTATTGACTGCGGGCATAGACCTGAGCCAGTATGAGCGCAACCCCGTGCTGTTATGGATGCACCGCAGGTGCTGGGAACCGGGAGCCATGCCGATAGGCAAGGTCGAAAATCTGCGCATAGAGGACGGCAAACTGATAGGCACGCCGGTATTTGACCAGAACGACGACTTTGCCAAGCAGATAGAGAGTAAATGGGAAAACGGTTTTTTACGCATGGCAAGTGCCGGACTGGAAACGGTAGAGACCACACCAGACCCCGCGCTGGTGCTTCCGGGACAGACGCGCGAGACCGTAACGCGGTCAAAGCTGGTCGAGGTCAGCATTGTGGACATAGGGGGCAACGACGAAGCCCTGCAACTGTACGGGCAGGAGGGCAAACTGCTGAAACTTGCCGCCGGAGAGGAATGCCCCCGGCTTCCCCTGCTTCAACTGAAAAAAGAAACAGAACCCGAACCCGGCAACGAACCCGGAGAGGGTGAAGAAATCAATAACCCCAAAATCAATTTAACAAAAATGACAACAGAACAGTTAACACTCCTCGGACTTCCAGCAACCGCGACCGAGGAACAGGCAACCGCCGCGCTTGCGCTCATGAAAGAGCGTGCCGACAGTGCCGCGACTATCGAGCTGGCCGCAGTCACGCAGACGGTTGACCAGGCAGTGACAGAACGCAGGATCCTGGCAGAGCAGCGCGACCATTACATCAAGCTGGGCAAAGCCGCCGGCGTACAGATGTTGCGCGACACCCTCAGCACCATGCCTCCCCAGCAGAAGCCCGGCGAGGTTATCAACCTGGGCAAGCAGTCAGCCCCCGGAGCCGGCGAAGCCCCCAAAACCTACACCAAGCTCAGCGAGGTGCCGGAAGCCGAACGTCTGGAACTCCGCAAAAACAACAGGGCCGAATATATGCGCCTGTTCAAAGAAGAGTACGGCGTGGAGTGCCCCGCGCTTGACTAATAACACTTAATCGACAACAATAATGAGAAGTAAATTTTTCGCTAAGATTTTCGGCCTTGTGTGCTGTATGCTCACGGCCGTGACATTCAACGCCGCGGCCGGTGCGACGCTTGCTGTGGCAGTAGGCTGCGCCCCCGGTGCCGGAGCGGTAGCCGGCAATGTAGTGGCACTTGTCGCCGGACATTTTGCCCCTGCCGGAGCATTGCGTGCCGGCGTGTTCACAGAGATATGGACCGGGGAAATGATCAAGGCTTTCCGCACCACGCCCGAAGCTCTGGGGTGGATGCAGCGCATCCGCAGTTACAACCAGTATGTCAACCAGGACGTAATCCACTTTGTCGCAATCGGCGGCGATCCTGCCGTTCTGGTCAATAACACGACCTACCCGCTGGCCATTACCGCGCTGACCGACGCCGACAAGCCTATCAGTCTGGATAAATTCAGCACCGAGGCAACCCCCGTAACCAAAGACGAACTCCACGCCAGCAGCTACGACAAAATGGCGAGCGTGCAGGAGCGCCACCGTGATGCGCTGCGTGAGAAAATAGCCCAGCGTGGCATCCACGCAATCGCGCCCGACCAGAACGCGGCTGACATACCTGTAATCAGAACTACCGGCGCGAGCGACGGCACACGCAAGAAAATGACCTTTGCAGACCTGGTCAACCTCAAACGCCAGTTTGACAAAATGGGTATTCCTACCCAGGACCGTGTGCTGGTGCTCTGTTCCGACCATGTGAATGACCTGCTCGAAACCGAACAGAAATTCAAGGAGCATTACAACATCAACCAGACCGACGGCAAGATCTGCCGCATGTACGGTTTCGACATCTACGAGTATGACGGCACACCCTACTACAACATGACCACCGGCAAAAAGCTGGCGTGGGGCGCAGTTCCGGCGGCCACAGACTCGCGTGCATCCGTTGCGTTCTATGCAGGCCGCATGATGAAAGCCTACGGCAGCACCGAATTTTTCCACAGTGAGGCAAACAAGGACCCGCTCTATCACCGCAACCTGGTGAACTTCGAGCAGTACGGCATTTGTCTGCCCCTAAGCGATACCAAGTGCCGCGCCGCAATAATCAGCGACAAAGCCGCGTAAAGACCAAGCCGAATGACAACATTAAAGCGAGGCAGTCGCGGGTCTGAGGTCAAGACCCTGCAAAGCAAACTGAACCTGCTGGCCGACGGCATATTCGGCCCTTTGACCGAAGAAGCGGTCAAAGAGTTCCAGAAAACCAAAGGGCTGACAGTTGACGGTGTGGTCGGTACCCGGACATGGGCCGCCCTGGGTGTTTCGCCCGGCAGGCGCAATGTCGATGAAATCATACTGCACTGCACGGCGACGCCGGAGGGAGAGGAATTTTCCAACGCCCGGATAAAGCAAAGTCACATTGCACGCGGCTTTTCAGACATAGGCTACCACTATGTTATCGGGCTTAACGGAGAAGTGCGTCCCGGACGCGTGGAGGCGATAGCCGGCGCCCACTGCACTGGGCACAATACCCGGTCAATCGGGGTCTGCTATGTGGGCGGCTGTCCGCCCCGCACAACATCCGACTGGAACAAAAAAAGCAAGGACACCCGCACCCCCGCCCAGGAGGCCGCGCTTGTGAAGATTGTAAAAGAGTTACGCGGGCGTTATCCGGGGGCGACAGTGCACGGGCACAATGAATTTGCCAACAAGGCGTGTCCGAGCTTCAACGTAAAGACATGGCTCACACAGGTGGGCATCAAACAGTAACAACATGAATGAGCGGCGAAATAATAACTATCATAGTATCGGCGCTTTCGGCGGCGATAGCAGCCCCGGTCGGGGCATGGGTAGGCCGTAAGCTGGAGCGCGACAAATACAGAATTGAACTTGACAGGCTGCGTGCCGAGATGAAAGACAAGCTCGCGGAGGTCAAGAGCCACGAACTGGAAAACGTGCGCAAGGCAGCGGACATACTCATGGAGAGTATTGTTCCGCCGCTCCAAAGAGAAATAACAAACTTACGCGATGATGTTCAGAAGCTCAAAACCGCTTTGGATCGCATTTGGGGCTGTCGCTATATTGACCGCTGCCCTGTCAAACACGAGCTGCTGTTCCAGCCGAAAGGTGGCGGAACAGAGCCGGACAGAGGTAACGGCGGAGGTGACAGCAACAGAGCACACCGAAAGCCGGAGCGAGGAAAAGCACGAGACGACCCGGACGGAGACGATGGAGGGTGTGACAGTTACGGAGATTGAAATCTACGACACTACCCAGCCCAAAGACCCGGACACGGGACTGCCCCCGGTAAAAGCGCGAGTAAAGCAGCGGCACGACCAGAACGGCACGAGCCGGACAACCGAACAGACCGCCGCTGCCGACACCACCGAGAGCGACAGCACGCTGGAATATGACGGCGGCGAACTTGACGAGGTGACGGTAACGGCTACCAAGACGCCGGGCCTGTGGGAGCGCATGAAGCAGGGCGCGGCATGGGCTTCGGCAATAATGATCCTGGCAGCAGCCGGGTGGATAATATTCAAAATCAAAAAACGCTAACGACATGAGCAACGAAACCAAGAATAAAACCGCTGCTGACACAGTAGCAGAAAATGTTCAGGCAATAGGCCAGGCCGTCGCAGATAACGCGGCGACAGTCGAGGATGTGGCGCAGGCTGCTGCCGTTGTCGGTGCAGCTTCGGCGAAACCGTCCACGACCGCCAAACCCAAGGCGAAAGCCAAGACAGAGGCGGACACTGGCGCAAGTGCCCTCAAGGCTGTGGGGTTGGCGGCGTGCAAACGCCACGGACTTGCACAGGTTTGGGTAACGAGCGACGGGCAGTCATTCCCCCAGGAGGGCGACGCCAAGGAACACGCCAAGAACCTGCCAAGTAAAGAAACCCTTAAAGTGACCACGAAATGAGCACCAGCCTGAATATAAACCGCCAGAACGGCAACGTCCCCAAATCGCTGCCGGGTGAGGACCACATAACAGGTCTGGTCATCTACATGGCCGCCGCCGATATTCCGGAGAGTTTCAAGGCCGAGAGGGTGCAGCCGCTGTCGACCATAGACGCCGCCGAGGCCGCCGGTATTGTGGACTATACCACGGCAGCGGACGGCACGCAGACAGCAGCCCCGTGGGCCGTGCGCGTGCTTCACTATCATCTGAGTGAACTCTACCGCATCAACCCGGCTATAAGCCTGTATGTGGGAATCTTCGAGAAGCCGCAGACCGACAACCTGACCTTTGCCGAAATCAAGACCGTGCAGAACTTTGCTGACGGACGGATCCGCCAGATCGGCGTGTGGTGCGGCGACCGAGTGCCAAGCGAGGACGACCTGGTGGCAATCCAGGGGCAGGCCGACACACTGGAAGCCGAGGGCGCGGAGCTGTCGGTTGTGTATGCGCCGAAAGTGGCGAATGTGAAACAAATCTCCACCAAGCTGGCAGGGGGCAATAAATGCCGCATCAGCGTGGTAATCGGCCAGGCAGGCAGCGGCACGGGCGCCGAGCTGTACAAGGACAAAGCCAATGCCGCCAAAGCGAGTGTCAGCGGCCTGGGTGTGGTGCTGGGACTGATAAGCAAGGCCAAAGTGCATCAGTGCATCGCATGGGTGAAAGAGTTCCCCACCGGCATAAGTCTGCCGGCGTTCGGTGACGGCACCCTGCTGCGTGATATGGACAAGGCTTTGGTCGAGCAGCTGGACACGGCGCGTTATCTGTTCTTTGTGACCCAGCAGGGGCAGAGCGGCAGCTACATGAACGACAGCCACACAATGGACTCGGCCACGAGCGACTACGCCAGCATCGAGAGTGTGCGCACTATGGACAAGGGGGCACGCGGCGTTCGTGCCTACCTCATACCGGAACTCGGCGGCAACGTATATGTGGACGCCGACACGGGCAAACTCGCCAGCTATACGGTGGCGCATCTGGAAACAGTTGCAGGCCACGCGCTGGAGGATATGGAAAAGGCCGGGGAACTGAGCGGCTACAAAGCCGAGATCGACCCCGACCAGGACGTAGCCGCCAGCAGCACGGTTGACATCGTACTCAAAAAAGTGGCTGTGCCTGTAATGCGACACGTGAGAATAAAGATAGGTTTTGCAAAGACCGTATAACCATAACCCCAAACACGAAAAGCAATGGCAAGTGTAATAAACAACGGTATTCCTTTGGTAAACGGTATGCTGACATCCTGGGCTGACATCGTGGTGCTTATCGGCGGTGTGCCTGTAACGGGCATAACCGGCGTGGAGTATGACGACCAGCAGGAGATCGTCAACAAATTCGGAGCCGGTCGCTACCCTGTCGGGAGAGCCAAGGGGCGAATAACATGCAGCGGCAAAATCATACTGTACCAGGAGGAGGTGCAGGCACTGTCGGCGCAGAGCCCAACGGGGCGACTGCAAGACCTGCCGCCGTTTGACATCATCGTGCATTATATGCCTGACAGCGGCATCCTGGTTACTGATAAAATCCGTAACATTCACATTTCGGGAAGTGCCCGCAAATGGAAAGAGGGCGACACCGGGCAGGAGGTTGAACTTCCGATAGTTCCCTCACATATCGAATGGGGCAAAGCAGCCTGACGCACCGGCCGCCGGATAAAAGCCGGCGGCTACAATCAATCCAATTAAACACCAATTAAACAGCATTAAAAAGATATGGAAAAACAGGAAACAAAGGCACCTGAGGCGCAGACATTCGACGGTGGCATTACTCCGGAACAGGTGGCTGCGTTTAAGACGAAGCACCGCAAGGCGTTCAGAATAGACATTGTGGACGGCGAGGACACGCACGTGGGCTACTTCAAACGCCCGGACTTCGAGACAATCAAGGCCGTGACCAAGGTGTCAAAGGTCGATGAGGTGGAAGCCGGTAAAATCATGTTTGAAAAATGCTGGCTGGGGGGCAGTGAGGAACTGCGCAAGGATGCGATCCTGTTCATGGCCGTTCAGAAGCAGCTCGGTCAGGTGCTCAACAGCTGTATGGGGTCGCTAAAAAACTTGTAGAGGCGCACACGCTGGCGGACGAGGACAACGAGGACACGTTCGCCAAAGGGTGCGCCCTAATCCGGGCAAACCTGCATATAAATGCCGATGAAATAGAAACAGAGGATGAATGGGCCGCGCTATACGGTCAGGCCTTATGGCTGGAACGCTGGCGCAACCGCAACCGTGCGGAGCTCATAGCGTCGTTATTCGGAGAAAAGAAGCATTAAAGCCAGGGGATGCGTCCGGTTTTGCCGGGTTTTGAAACGAGCCTCCAGAGCACGGACAGGAACCACCCCACATAAGCGAAGAGTGCGCCGTAACAAATGACTTTTAACAGGAAGCTGAGCATAACAGTACGCAGTTACTTGTGTAACCCGCTACAAATATAACAAATAAAAACGACATGGCGAGTGTATTTGACTATATTTTTAATATAGGCGGTAATTTCACGGCCCAGATAAGCGGCATGAGTGCCGCCGCCGGGAACTTCACCGCCCAGGCTGAGGTTGCGGAGAGCCGCGGCCGTAGCCTGGCAAGTACGCTTGCGTCGTTTTCCTACATTAAGGACATCGCGCAGAATGTGGCGGACGGCTTCGCACAGTTGAGCGGTGCCGGCATAAAGCTGGACAGCCAGATGCACGACCTCAGCGCGGTGGCCGGTGTTACTGGCGACGGTCTGAAACAGATCGAGGGCTTTGCCCGGCAGAGTGCCAAGGCGTTCGGAACTGATGCGGCTGTGGCCGTCGAGGGTTACAAGCTGCTGCTCTCGCAGCTCACGCCGGAACTGGGTAAATATCCCGAAGCACTCAGCGCAATGGGCGACTGCATACAGACGACCAGCAAGCTGATGGGCGGTGACGGAGTAGCCGCGGCGCAGGTGCTTACCACGGCGATGAACCAGTACGGGGTGAGCATGGAAGATCCAACAGCTGCGGCCGCCGAAATGGCGCGAATGATGAACGTAATGGCTGCCGCCGGTCAGGCAGGATCCGCAGAACTTCCGGCAATCAGCGCGGCACTCCAGCAGTGCGGTATGGCTGCCAAGGCTGCAAATGTCAGCTTTGAGGAAACGAACGCCGCAATCCAGGTACTTGACAAAGCGGGCAAAAAGGCGAGCGAGGGCGGTGTAGCTCTGCGTAACGTTCTGGGACAGCTCAGCAAAGGGCGCTTTATTGAGAAGCAGGCCCGCGAGGAACTGGAAAAGGCAGGCATTGACGTTGTAGCCCTGGGCGACAACTCCAAGAGCCTTAAAGAGCGTCTCGAAATGCTCAAACCGATGCTCAACGACTCCGCCCTGCTTTCTAAATTTTTCGGTGTAGAGAACGCCAACGCCGCGCGTGCTCTGATACAAGGCACGGACGCCCTGCAAGGTTTTACCGACGCCGTGACCGGGACCAACAGTGCCACCGAGCAGGCGGCTATTGTCATGGACAGCTACGCCGAGCGACAGGCCAGGGTGAACCAGCAGTTCGAGGATCTGAAAATTTCCATATTCCAGGCGACCGGCGATTTTTCGCTCTGGTGCGGCGTGCTGACTTCCGCGCTGGTACCGCTGGCCCAACTTGCGCCGCTGCTCACAGCAGGGTGGAAACTCATGCTCCTTATAAAAGGGCTTAATTGGGCCGGTATGTGGTCCGGTATAGTCGGCTGGGTAAGGTCTGCCGCTGTGAGTGTCGCGCTGATGAACGGCACATTATCGACCAGCAACATGATATCGCTGGGCTTTATCGGCAATATGGGACGCGCAACTATCGGCCTGGTACGTTTTGCAACAGTCGGCATTTTGAACGCCTTGAAAGGCCTGGGCGCACTGGTTTTGTCATTCGTGACCGGTGGCACCGCTTCGGCCGCATTCTCCGCGACAGCTTCAACATCATTCGGAATATTTGCCACCACAGCCTCGGCAGCCTGTCGCGTCGTATCAGTGGCAATAATGAGTATCCCAATAGTTGGCTGGATAGCTGCGGCCATTGCCGCTCTTATCGCAGTTGGAGTCTATTTCTGGAATACGTCGGTCAAGTTCCGCGCAGTGCTTAAAGGCACATGGTCCGCGTTCAAGGCTTGTTTTACCGGGATAGGCGACATGGCAAAGCAGGTATTTGGTGCAATCGGGGACCTAATCAAAGCCTGTTTCAACCTTGACAGTGCCGGCATATCTGCGGCTCTGGCAAAGTTAAAAGCAGGTTTCAGCAATTACGGCAAGCAGATAGGCCTGGCGTTTAATGAAGCCTACGAGGCCGAAATGAGTGCCAACGAAAAGGACCCTAAAAAGCCCAAAGATAAACCCAAGGGCAGCCCGAATAATGCCGGGGCGGCAATTCCTACGGTTGAAACCCCAAAGGTTGATCCTACCGGGGGCAGTCTTTCGGGTGCGTCCGGAACAGGTGCCGGGAACGGCAGCGACAGCGGCGGCAAAATTAAAAATATCACAATCAACATTGAAAAATTAGTTGAGCGTTTCGAGATACACAGCGCGACCGTCGGCGAAAGTTCCGAACAGGTCAAGACGGTAATCCTTGAAACCTTAATGGGTGCGCTCAACGATACCCAACTGGCAACCTCATGAAACTACCTGTAAGCATAGATTTGGCAGCGATAAACTGGGCGAACTATATGTCGAAGCGGCTTGTGCGCTTCGGCGAGGGACGCCAGGGCGAGGCGCCGAGCTGGGAGGGTCGCGGCGAAGCAATCAAGGCGCAGGACCGTGGCGTGCCGATAACGGACCGCGCGTGGTGGGAGGGGCGTTATGTGCTTTGCCCGGTGAAGCTGCGGGCGCAGACCGAGAGCGGGACGCTGGAGGTGGAACTGCCGGACGCGGTGGCGGCGGTGAGCCGAGAGAACCGGATAGTGAGCACGGCGCTTGTCGGGCGGGACGGGACTGTCAAGGAATACATCAACGCCGGGGACTGGGCGGTGAACCTGGTTGTAGGCGTGCAGGCGGTGCGGGACGGAGTGATAACAGACGACTACCCGAGCGACGAACTGCGGACACTGCGGCAGCTGCTTGACACGAAAACGGCGATCGAGGTGCACAGTGAGTTCCTGGCAATATTCGACATTACCAAAATCGTGATAAAGAGCTACGCTGCCACACAAATGACCGAAGCGAACTATCAGGCGGTGAGCATAAGCGCGGTGAGTGATGAAGATTATGAGATATACAGCAACGAGTATTAAACAGAAATAAACAACCCTTAAACAGTCATTAAAATGGCATTTAACGAACAGGAAGAAGCAAAGGTGCGCGAGCTGCTTGCGGCCTTTGAGAACGGCAAGCGCATAAACGAGCTTGACCCCGCCGAGGGCGAGCCGGGAGCCATGCGCATAGAGGTAATGGACGCCAGCGGCGAGACGCGAAGCATGGAGCTTGAGCGAGCCGTGGCGGAAGCCGGCAACCCGATAGCGGGCCGCTGGTGGGCCAACGACCAGGCGACGCCGACGGCGGGCGGATGGTTTGGGTCGCTTGACTTTTTGAAGCGTCTGCCGGAAACGCTGGGGCTGGGCCGCTATCTGGTAACGGACGACCGAGAGCTGCACAAACTGGACCCCAAGGACAGCACGCGGTTTGCGGACGGTAGCCCGGCGGCACTTGACGGCAGCATGGGACAGTGCATGTGGTGCTGGAGCCGCGCGTGGTATTTCACCGAGATAGTAACGGCGGCGCGCACATACTGGGCGATCACCCTGAAACCGCTGGAGGGGTACAAGAGCGTGAAGATACCCGTCGGCGGCACAAGCTGGCTGGGCGCGGCGGTAATGGACCGCACGGAACAGAAGCTGTGCTCGGTAATCAGCGAGGCGGAGCGCTATCGCGGCGGCGCCGGGGCGGCTCTGAATGTGGCGAACAAAGCCAAACACCCAGGCGCGGACGCTCCCCAGGTTACGATGCTGGGCATGGCGGCCACGAACCTGAGCACAACGGCATTCGGCACCAACGCGCGGAAGCGGGGCGAGGGCTGGGAGGCCAACTGGTTTGTGGCACAGGCAGCGGTGCAAATCCTGTTTGCCGTAATCATGGGCACGCGCAACAGCCAGGCGCCCTATAACGCCGAAAAGGACGCCGACGGGCTGTATCAGGGCGGCTTCGGCACAGGTGTAACCGACATGCCGGACTGGGACGGTTATAACGCTTATTATCCCGTGATCCCTACGAGCGTGGGCCTGGAAATGGGCGATGGCACGGGGCTGGTTGAATACGGGCTGCCGGCAAGCGAGGCGGCCGAGGACCAGGCGGCACCGTACAAGACATTCCAGGTGCCGGTGTTCTTTGGTCTGGTACATGCGGGCTACGGGCACCTGTGGCGCTGGACACGCGGCCTGACCGTGAGCCAAGAAGCGGGTGTAAAGACCGAGGTGTATGTGGCGCAGTCGATGTATGCAGACTTTAACCCCAACAGTGTGGAGGGTCTGCTGAAAGTGGCGGAGTGTCCCCAGGCCGAGGGGTACATAAAGCGCGTGAGCACCAAGGGGCTGTGCATGATGCCTACGGCGGTAGGCGGCAGCACAAGTACCTATTACGCCGACTATTTCTGGACTAACGGAGCGACGCAGACAGGCCTCCGGGTCCGTGCTGCTGGCGGT